CGGCGGAAATTGTCGAAGAAATGCGGGCGCAAGGCGGGTATCGCGGCACTCCGGTTCCGTGGGAAGCCTTGGAGGTTCGCGCCGGTGAAACCTTGGCGGCTGGCACGCCTGATCCAATTCGCACAGCACCAATTATTGAACGCCTGTTCTCTGGATCGGTTGCAGCACGCATGGGCGGCAACATGATTAACATCGGGGTTGGTGCAATGGAATACCCTGTTGCCACCAGCGCCGTAACAGCGGGCTGGGGTGCGAGTGAAACCGGCAATGTGTCTGGGCCAAGTGCCTACACCACACTTGACCGTCCTTTGACGCCAGATCACAACCTTGGTGTTCAGATGAAAATCACCCGCAAGGCTATGAAGCAATCGGGGTCAGCTTTGGAACAAGCGGTGCGCCGCGATATGAACGGGGCAATTGAGGAGGCATTAGACAAGGCGGTATTCCTTGGTAGCGGTGCATCGGGTGAACCAACGGGCATTTTTGCAGGTGCTGCGGCTTGGGGTATCACAGAAACGGCGGTTGGTGCTGCTGCGGATTGGGCCGCGATCCGGTCTGAGGTGGTGGCCTTTATGACTGGCAACGCGGCGACTGGCCCGTCCGATGTTCGCATGCTGATGCGTCCTGAAATCTGGGACGGCATGGATGGCAGTTTTATCACTGGCACGGCGGTCACTGAATGGGATCGGTTGATTGCATCCATTGGCGGCGTGGTTATGTCTCACAATGCCCTTACGGCACCAACTGGCTCGCCATTGGCATCTAGCGCAATCTTGACCACAACGGCGGGCGGTGTTGCACCGTTCTTTGTAGGGGCTTGGGGTGGCATTGACTTGATCCGTGACCCTTATGCCGATGCACAATCGGGCGGTTTGCGGCTTACTGCGCTGGCAACTATGGATGTTACGGTTTCGCGCTCTGTGCAAACCCGCATTTTGACAGGTCTGCAATAATGCTGACCGGCTTTGCTAACGGTGGGCTTGAATTACGCCGCAAATCGGATGGATCAGCCCGCTTGGCGGGCCGTTTCCCATATAACAAACGTGCGGTCCTCAGTGATGGGGGCCGTACAGGTAGACCGAAAAAAGAGGTGATTGCATCCCGCGCCTTTGGCTATCGGGTGGACCGCCCAGAGGAGGATATTCACTTTCTGGTGGGTCATTCCTATGACCGGCCACTTGCCTCACGCGGAGCGAGAACGCTGGACATTCGGGACAGTGACGACGCCCTGTTATTCGAGGCGGTTCTTAGCGCTGAAATGCTTGAGGTTAGCTATGTGAGGGACTTCCTTGCGGGGTTGGCGTCTGGGTTGATGATGGGGCTTTCCCCGGGGTTTCGCATTCCGCCTAAACGAGCGGTTGCCGAGGCTGAAACCGTAGAAGATGAAGGCCATGACCCCGAGAATGGGGAGCACAACGCCCTGATCAGAACTGTTCACCAAGCGCTTTTATATGAGGTTAGCGCGGTCACGCGCCCGGCCTATCCTGAGGCGCAAATAGAGGCCCGAAATTGGGGTGTGGGTGATGTTGTTTCACCATACAGCGGGCTTGGACAAACACTAAAAAGATGGAGGGCGTAATGGCCGAGACACTTAAACAAATGGAATATGTGCCACTCGCGTTTCCGCCTGCGCCAACCGTATCGGCAAAGGCGGCGGCGCTTGTTCCTGAGCAAATCTGGGCAAGGATTGAGAGTTACACCGCGCACCGCTTCACCGAACGTGGCGTGAAATGGATCATAGAGGGGCCGGGTGAATGGTGCTTTCCTCTCACGCCAATAGCGGCGGTCACGTCCGTAGAAATATGGACGGGTGAGGCATGGGCGGCGGTAACGCTCCCCGCGTCCCCTCTGGGGGGCTATGAGTTGGGAAACGACAAGTATCGGATAAATGCAAATGTAGGTTCTGGCAGTGTTCCGGCCCCTATCAATGAAGCGTTTAAGCGGCTTGCCGAGTATTATGCGGATAGCACCGATAAATCGGCGGCGTCGGATTATTCATTTAGCCTTGGCACCGACCTCAATGAAGCATATTCGCGGCCCTCAAACTGGATGGCCCGGGCAATGCAATTAAGCGGTGCGGCGGATTTGCTGCGCCCATATCGGAGGGCATAATTATGTGGCCATTTAAGAAAAAGATTGAAACCCGTTCAGCGCCTAGCGGCTTTACCGCCGAAATCATGGCGGCGCGGGAAAGCTACATTTCGGGGCGCCAGGGCATCGGGGAACTGACGGCAACGGTTCAAAGTTGCGTGTCTCTCTGGGAGGGCGGTTTGAGCCTTGCCGATGTATCGGGCACTGATTTGCTTAGTGGGCGTTCTCTGGCGCTTGCAGCGCGGTCTCTGGCCTTGCGGGGTGAAGCCTTGTGCCTAATCCGTGAAAGCGGCCTTGTGGCCTGCTCAGATTGGGATTTGAAAACCCGTGACGGCAAGCCAACCGCTTACCGCGTGTCAGTTTCCGAGGCTGGCGGGGGCCGCACTGAAAACGCGCTTGCTGGCGAGGTGCTGCACTTTCGGATCGGGTCCGACGTGTCTGCGCCCTATTACGGCACCGCCCCGCTGAAACGGGCGCAACTCACGGCAGGCTTGCTGCAATCGGTAGAGGTAGCCTTGTCCGAGGTGTTTGAAATGGCTCCCCTTGGTTCTCAAATTGTCCCAATGCCTGAAATGCCGGAAACCGATATGGAGGCAATGGCGCGCGGGTTTCGTGGCAATCGGGGGCGGGTTTTGGTTCGTGAGTCGGTCAATGTATCAGCCGCCGGCGGACCTGCGCCGCAACAGGATTGGAAAGCGGCTGACATATCGCCCGACCTGTCCAAGAGCATGACGCGCGAAACGCTGGCAGCGGCACGTGATACAATCAACATGGTGTTTGGGGTTTTGCCAGCCTTGGGCAATGCCAGCACCACGGGGCCAATGGTCAGGGAGGCACAACGCCACCTTGCTCAGTGGATGCTACAGCCCATAGCGGCCTCTATTGCAGAGGAATGCACGGCCAAGCTAGGCGGCACCGTTACGCTGGATGTTATGCGGCCCCTGCAAGCCTATGATGCGGGTGGCAGGGCTAGAGCCTTCACCGCAATGATTAAGGCAATGGCAGAGGCCAAAGCGGCGGGCATTGATACCGAGCAAGCCTTTAAGCTGGTGGATTGGCAAGAATAGGTTTGGTTGCTTACTGGGTGTTAAGCTTATCAGCTTCAACATCCAAAGCTTCCGCTTCAGCTTCAAGCTTTGCTATGTGGTGTCTGAAGTATTCTTCACCCAGCTTCTTCGGATAGTTGCCAGATACCAGGTCAGATCGCTGCATCCCCGCTGCAATTCGGATTTGTTGTGCCTTTTGGCGCAATTCATCTGCATCTTTGGTCATTTGTTTTTCCTTAATCTAACTCCAGCTCCACCACCGTTTTCCCCGATAAATTCAATGCCAGCGGTTTCTAGGGCCGTGCGGATGGCGGAAATTGTGCTTTCTTTCAATTCTTCACCGCGTTCTAGGCGCGATATTGTATTTGCAGAAATACCAGCGAGCACAGCCAACTCACGTATCCCTAAGCCTGTTGCAACTCTGGCCATTTTGCATTGTGTCGCATTCATTATGATACCTTGCTAATACTTATTGACAATAAAACATATTGTGTATTATAAGTACATAAAATGTATGAAAGCTAGGTATCATGATAATCACTTTTACAACCAACCAAATAACTGAGGCGACGGGCGTTCTTAAGCGGACGGTCCAGCATTGGATTACTCAAGAGGTTCTTGTGCCTGAGCAGAAAGCAAGTGGGTCAGGTTCTCACAATAAATTTGCATGGCGTGAGGTGGAAATATGCCGCCTATTAGGTGAGGTATCAAAGTGGCGCATCCATATTGACGAGCTTAAGCTTTTGGCAGGTCAGATGCGCGACATCATTACTTTGGGCAATAATCCTGAACTGCTTGATTTGGCTCAGAAGTGGGTAAGAGACGGAGGTAACGGTTCATTCGCTTCCGGAGGCGGACCGGTCGGACAAGTTCTACAAGCTACTTCGAAAGATGTATATGTTCCCACTTCGGAGGAATCGGCCCGTGCTTGGGCGCATGCTGCTTATCAATTTGGCAAGCAAAATGGGCGGCCTGCTTTTTGGGAGATTTGGTGGGACGAAAATAACGCTGTAAGTGTACATGCGCGGTTTATTTCCAGCGAGACAGACGAATGGAATCATGTCCATATCTCACCGCATGCCCTCAAGGGCCGTGGTATCATTTTGGATTTATCGATTCTGGCGGCGGACACCTAGCCTATGAAAGCACTCGTTCCTCTTTTCGCAACTGACCGCAACGCGGCTAAGCTGATGGACATGCACACTGCTATGTTTCTGCGGCTTGTTAATGATGGGGTGCTACCAAAGCCTACCATGATTGGCGGATGTGAGCGTTGGGACATTGAGAAACTGCAAATGCTTGTCCGCGGTGAAGCTGTTGACGGTGTTGGGGAGGTGAGTTGGTGAAAAAATATCTCTGGAATCACCCATCTGGACGCATTTATATGCGGATCAAAGGCAAGCTGACACGCATTACCGCGGAACAAGGTACTGCTGAGTTTGACCGCCAATATTGGGAAATTCTGAGTGGCAAGCGGGCTGAGGCGAAAACGTCATGGACTGCGATTATTGCCGCGATGCGTGAAAGCGATAAATGGGCGAACTTTTCCCCGCGCTACCGCAAAGACCTTGCGCTTGTATTCACATATCTTGAAGAAAAGATAGGTTCTCAGGACGTGTCCCGGCTGATACAAGCTGACATTTATGATGCGATGGAAAAGAACCGCCACCGCGTCCGTTTTGCAAACTATATTCCGACTGCAATTAGCATGTTGTCTAAGTTGGCGATTCGGAAACGCTGGCGCAAGGACAACCCGGCGATTGATGTGGAGCCACTTAAGGTTCCCAAGGATCGGCAGAAACCACATTTGCCGTGGGCTGACTGGGCGGTTGATTTGATGCGATCTGACGCCAACCCTCTCCCCTTGCTGATGTTTGAAATCGGTGTGGGCAGCGTTCAGCGCCCCGGCGATTGGGTGGAGTTTACATGGGGTGACTATGATGGGGATAGCCTCAAGCTACGCCAAAACAAAACAGACAAGCCGTTACTGTTGCCTTGTACTAATGCCCTAAAATCTGCGCTGGATAAGACCAAGGCTGATCTGGGCTTTGCCCCCCATCCGGCTCGTCACATTCTGACCCGGTCTGATGGGTCAAAGATGGATTATTACGCAATGGCCCGTGTCATGGTGCGGGAGCGTAAACGCCTAGGCCTAATGGCATACGATCAGCACGCCCTGCGCTATCGCGGCGTTATGGAGTTGGCATGGGCCGAATGTACCGATGATGAGATAGCCAGCTACAGCGGCCACACGTCAAAAGCGATGATTATCAAATATGCAGGGGAGGCCAGACAAATAATGCGGGCGCGGCAAGCTGCTGCGAAGCGCAAATAGTCGATGAACAGAACAAGCACAGAACATGAAACTGATACTAGGAGTGATACCCAATGAATGCACAAACGACTAAGTCATTGAAATCATTGGAGGCGAGTACCGGAATCGAACCGGTGTACACGGATTTGCAATCCGCTGCGTAACCACTCCGCCAACTCGCCTGCCTTGTGGGTGCCGATGATATAGCCTTGCGCGAAACAGGTG